CTACACCAATGACTTGAAACCTTTCATCTCTAATATATTCTTCGGTTGTTAATTTATTAAGTCCGTATCCTATATCATAGAACGTCTCGAAATCGAGCGTAACTAAATTCATTTATCTTTTACTTTCTCTGCTTTGCAGTATCCGTGTGCATCAAAGGTAAACCCACACCACCACTTTTTCTTGTCGTAGTATTTGGCGGGGTTCTTGCACTTGTTGCATTTTCTGTCGTATGTTTTTATTGCCATAGTGACACGATTAATGCGATGGCAACTATAATTAAAGTTGCTATGTATGCTTTCGTAGTTTCATTCATATTAGAGTCATGGTCTTTAATTTCATTATATCGTGTATAGCCGTAGGCTTCTTTCATTGTGCGTGGAGTCGTTTGCGTTGCATTGTGTGGTTCAAAGAACCGATAACCTTGCTTAAGATTTTTTCTCCATATTCTGACCGTCTTATTGCTTACGTTCATAGTTCTTCCTTTCTTTTTTAACCTGTCTAATTCTAGCTTCTCGTTCTTCATCTGACATATAATACCACTTTTCTAAGTCTTCGTAAGTCCTAAAACAGCTTATGCACCGAGACTCGCCATCTATCTCCTCATAGCGACATATCTCAGTGCAAGGACTGATAGGTTTTTTCGTCATACTCTTTGTGCTATTTTTCGTGGTTTAATAAACGCATCTGGTTCAATAACATGAAGTTTTTTAATAGCGTCTGATAACATTTTAGTATGAGTATCTTTTATCTTTTGCTCTAATGAATCCCACTCTTTACCTGTTTTACTATTACTAGAAACAGCTTTTAGATAGTTTCTTGACCCTTCTGATAATATAATTTTTACTGGCTCAGGATGTTTTTCCAAATAGTTTGTTATTTGCTTCATGCGTTTGTCTAACTTTTCTTTATGCTCTTGTTCTAATTTATCTTGTAGTTCTTTATTAGTCATGTTACTTCCTTTCATATTTTTCATTTTCGTCACGACATTCTACACTGCACCAACGTCGCTTATCTTTCACGGGGTCACCGCACCATATACAAACACCTGTATCATTTTCTTTGACTTCGGTATTTATAGTTCTCATTGTAGCGTCCAGTGCTTTTTGCACTTGGTCGTTCGCTTGATCAATTTCGTCTGCCACTTAAACTTCCTAAATATTGATTCCAAGGGGTAGTTTTACTGGTGGCTTTTTTCTTTCTGGGAACTTTTACACCGGCTTCGTACATTTGGTCAAGTATTTCACCTTGATATCCAGTCCATTGTGTAATCTTTGTTCGTGTTGCGTTTGGATATTTCTTTAATACTTCTTCAACTCGTGCTACTTTTTCTTCAAAACTAAGTCTTCTGTTATCACTCAAAATAAACATTCTCCTACTAATTCTAAGGCATGGCGATAGTCCGATACCTTGTTGGGTTGATCTAATTTAATTACTTTGTCGTTTGGATGTTTTTCAATATACCATCGATAGTCTTTGTTTGTCCACCTAAATTTTTTAATTATTTTGTCGTCAAAGTCTAGTAATGCATGGGTAAATGTGCTATTCGTATCCAAGTAAATCCCCGTCTATATTAAACACATTCAGTCCTTGATTCTTCTTGGGGACTACAAATCCTACAGGATCACCATCTAAGTTCCTGATTATTCTATTATTTTTTAAGCTATACGGATTGTTCTTATAATTAAACTTACTGTTGTCGAAGTTAAACTTACTGTTGTCGAAGTTAAACTTACTATTTTTATATAAGTATGGATTAATACTCATCGGGTCTGCTATTGACATACAACTGATTAGTCCTGCAACTAATAATATATTTCTCACTTATTATTTTCCCTCACTTTCTTGCGTAGTTTTTGTAAATAATAGTCTGCTTTATCTAAATCCTCAATGCCATTCTTCAAAGCAAAACGCCATACATATTTAATGACATTGGCAACACATACGGCTACAATCCCAATTAAGCCCATTGTTGCTGACTCGATAGCATCAATACATTCTACTTTGCCTTGTGTATAGTGCGTTGGTCGATTGACCATATCAGAGCGGGACTTTTTTCCTTTTGTCTCTGTTTTCATTCTTAGCCTTTCTTATTATATCTTCTAAGTCATCAACATTAGTTTCATCAACTACAATACTGATACCTCCAGCAAAATGTATGTCAGTTAAGTTTTTTTGTTGCAGTTCAGTGGGTTTGTTTCCGTTAGCTTTGCATTCAATCCCGTAGAACAATCCCTTCCAACAAGCTACAATGTCAGGCACACCACTTGCCCCGTAGCCACCTGTTGAAGCATAGAAATAATATGCCCCCAACTCTTTAAGTAACTTACATACTTTTGTTTTAACTTTCTTTTCGGGTGTCATTGTATTGTATACCCCGTTGGACTCTTTCGTGCATGTTGAATGGTTTGTATCAATGCCCTTGTCGCTTCGTTTGATGCATCAACAAGTTCTTCATCGGTTAAACCTTGTGATAAGTCTCCTACTGTTTCAAATAAATCTTTCACCACTGCGTTTTGTTTTGCAGGGGCAGTCATAATTAAATACAGCGCAGTTGTTACAGCTTCTTGTTTTGTAGCTATGTCGCCAATCTTTGCGTCTTTTAATTTTTTCATAATTACCTTTCTAAAGTTTTTCATGTTAGCCTTTCGTAAGCGTTACACTTCGAAACCAGTTACATTAGTCTTCACAGTTACCTCCTATACAGAATTTACCATTTAAGATTTCGGCGGCAATATCTTCGCTAACCATCTTGCGTTCCTCCTCATCAATCTCCTCCTCGAGATGTTTGATGAATGCCTTGTTCTTAATCAGCGTTTTAAGTTCGTCAATGATTGCTTGGGCCTGGTCAGCGTATTCGTCCCCTAGACTATGTCGGTCGAGTTCTTGTACATAATACTCAAGCAACTGCTTTGTCCTTACAAAAATATCTTCACTCATTTATTTCTCCACGCACTGCGTGTCCTCTTGTTTAATATATACACCACTATCTATATCAGCTTGTTCATAGACAGTCCCGTTTTTGCATAGATAGTTAAGTGTTGGTGGGTGAAATAACTCGTGAACTAAGCTATAAACATTGTGAGCTTCCCACCCAACAACAAACATAAGTATCAAGCATATTACTACTAAAAGTTTATCAATCATGCTCTTGTTCTACTTCGATGTCAAGTTCTTGAGTTTCTTTCAACCAATTTTGAAAGTCTCTGAATGACGCTTCAGGGGTAATCTCTTTGTGCCACAACAGTTCTAAGATACCACTCATGCCACCAATGATACCTAGTAACTCTACCCTACTTGAATGCCATATATCTTCACTCGCACCAAAGTAATTATAGATATCGCTTTCTTCATAATCAATTTTGTCAGCCATACTATATTCCTTTCAGTTCAATTAAAAATATTACTAAGATCAAAGCTATTGCTACGCCAAATAAAAACGACATGACAAACCACAACAGTGAACTATGCACTGGTCGTTTCATAATAACTTCGTAATCAGGTATTGGGCTTAGCCCTTGCTTTATTCTTCGTTCTTGATTTATTACTTCTTTATCAACCATCGTGACTCCTTTCTACATTGATGGCTATGTCCATCGGTTCCCATGTGTAATCATTCATAACCTTGTCCTTTGCTTCTTGTGGACTCTGAGCAAGAATGGTTATCGGCTCGTGATACTGCACGACATTCACAATGTATCGATAGAGTTTTGTTATTTTATGTTTAGGTTTCCCTTTGCCCTTAGCCATGAGAACCCTCCCCTTCACTTAAGAATACCTCGAGTGCTTGTTCTTCAAGATAGTTAATTGTGTTACTATCCATCATGGTCAAGTCCTCGTCACATAGTCGGTTACTTACATTAGTAATAGTCACTTCGTATTGCGTTGGACTATCCCCTGTTGCATAAGGATCCTTGACTACTTCGATATCGGCATTGACATACCACTTAGTGTTGTATTTATCTTCAGTGTCTATTTCAAACTCAACCCAACTTTTCATGCCACATCCTCCTCAAGTATTTTGTTTTCTTTTAAGTATTCTTCTACGGCATCCATGACTTGAAACATGACCTCTTGTGGTATTACTCTTGAGTCAAGTCTAGTAACATGGTCACCCTTTTGGAATACATCTATCTTCATTTCCATGCTAAAGTCAATCATACTAATATCTCCTTTTGTTTTAAATAATCATCAGTTTCAGCATGATGATCCCTAATTACGACTTTGTTTCCGTATTCATAAATTACTGTGCCTTCTACATCATGTTGTCTATGTTCAACAACATCACCGACCGAAACATTATTACTCATCGTAACATCTCCTTTCAGTGTCCCAGTTTTCGACCTCGCCCTCGTCTAGTTCTAAATATTCAAACATGCCATTGATCGCACTATCAAATGTGACATACTCACCAATCAAGTCCCACTTTCTAAAGTCGTAGTTCCAACACAGTAAATCTAGATATACTCCATTGAAAACTATTTTAGACTCCAGTCGACCTGAACTATTGTGGATCAAGTAACATGCAGTAATAAAATCATTTGCTTGTCGTTCTTGGTGCATTCTGTATATCTGAAAATGCCCCATTGTTTTCTTTTCGCTATCGTCAGCTAACTCCCAATTATACTGTGCCATCTTCTTCTCTCCTTAAAGCGTCAATTGCTTGTCTTGCTCGTTCTAAAACTTCACCGTGTGTCC